ATAGCCGCTTCCTTTGATGCTGCGGTACAATTCGTGAAGAGGATAGCTGGGGATATATTCAGGCCAATACAGAATGCCTACAATTCATTCATGAAGTGGTGGCACACAAATTCTGGTGAGGTTAAGCAGGTATGGCGTGATACGTGGAACACTATCAAGTTCATCGTTACTAATGCATGGAACATCATCGGCCCGATAATCAAGATTGGATTGAATACTGCTATAGCTATTTTTAAGATAGCCATTGCGGTAATTAAGACCATATGGAATGCACTATGGACTGCTCTCAAGCTTGTGCTTGATATTACGTGGGGCGCAATCAAGCTAGTCGTCAAGACTGCCTGGGATGTTCTCGTAGGCGTCATTACTGTTGGCCTCGACCTACTTACTGGCAAATGGAAAAAGGCCTGGACTGACATCAAGACTGTGGTCGAACAGATATGGAGTGACATCGTAAACTTCTTCAGCATGTCCGGTACGTGGCTGATAAAAGCCGGAGAAGATATCATCACCGGCCTGTACCACGGTATGATGGTAATATTTTCCGATATCAAGAACTGGGTTATGAACAACCTATATCATCCATTGATAAACGCTGTCAAGTCTGTATTCCATATGCATTCACCTGCTACGACGATGATACCGCTCGGGAAGAATATTATCACCGGTATCATTCACGGCATGATCATGGCGGGAAAGAATATCGGGCACTTTGTTGGCGATATATTCGGCAATTGGCCGAAGGCATTGCTACAAATGACTAGCCAAGGAATTATCAATATTGCGAATCTGCCAATGGCCGCGCTCCAGGCGCTCACTAGTATTGCTGGTGGTGGACTTCTTAGTCTGGGCAAGAAATTCGGAGGGTTCCTCTCGGGGATCTTCGGGCATGGAAGCACAGGCACAACTGATGCAAATGGCCTGCAGATATATGAGTACCTGAAGAAGAACCTCTTTGGCGGAAACAAGATTGCTGCTGCCGGGGCTACCGCGCCTCGATTTGGGGAGAGAGTACGTGGAATCCGTTCGCCGTCGGTACAGGTGGCCGCGGGCTAATTGGATGGACTCCGGTAAGCACGATCTCAAATGCTGCGTTCTCGGGCGGCATGCGTACGCAGCTGCCGGCAATTATTGATTTCGTCAGGAATTCCGGAGACTTTGGAGCTATTGCGCAAATGATGGGAGCCAGGACGGTTCTCGAAGCGGCGAATATCTGGGGCAAGAGAGTTGAGCGGTACGGCATCAATGACGTACACCCGCAAGGTCTTGCCCTTGCTTCTGGATTCATGAGGTATGACACGGGCGGCTGGCTACCTCCGGGTGTTTCACTCGCGTATAACCTTACGGGGCATCCGGAACGTATCCTATCGCCTGATGAGCTTGCGTCCGGGCAAATTGGCGGAACTCAGTATCATGCGCACTTCGATGGCCTTACCGGGGCGGCCATCGAATCGCATGTGCGTACTGCGTTCCAGATGATGTCGCTAACTAGCGGCAACCTACAGAGACAGGGGAGGCGATCCTGATGTCAGTAGCTCCCGTTCCGCTATACATAAGCTACGTCGACCCTGACGGGGGAACCTGGAATCTGTCGGACCGGTCGATGTCAAAGGGATATGTTTGCTCAGCTATCGCCGGTATTGATGGGCTTCCGGTCATGATGCAGGAGGTTCCGCTTGTTGATGGTACGGCGGTGCCGAACGTATACATTCCGCAGACCGGAACAATCGGACTTTCAATTCTAGTTGGCCGTCCGAAGTCGGACAATCAGAATGACTACTATAACCTGCTCGACTCAATAGGGAGAGCATTTTATCATCGCCGTAATGAAAACCCGGCTCCTGGTACGCTTATTATACAGCGGCCTGATGGCTCGGCCCGGAAGATAGCTGTGTATACTACGTCAGGACTCAATACGCCTGATGTCGGTCTCAATGACATGACAGTCTACTCGCTCTCGCTTTCGACTCCTGATCCATACTGGACTGATCTTGATACTACGGTTCTTAATTTTACATCGAATGTCGATCCTGGGTTCTTTACGCAGCCGATCCTGCCATTTGCCTTCAACAGTCCTAACATCTTCGGCACCTCGAACATCGTCAATCAGGGAACTGTGCCCGCGTATCCTACATGGCTGATTACCGGGCCGGGAACTCCTACAATCACGAACAACACAAGCAAGAGGGCATGGTCCCTAAACACGGCGGTTCCGGCGGGGCAACAAGTACAAGTAGTTACTCAGCGCGGACAACAGTCGGCCGTGAATGTGAATACTGGTGCGAATGTGTGGAGCCAGCTAGCCCTTAGTAGCCCGCGTGATTTGTGGCCTCTTGTTGGCGGCAATAATTCAGTAACAATTTCAATTGCCGATCAAACTAACAGCACAGAAGTTGCTATCTTCTATGCCAACAGATGGATACGCGCATGACAGTTCCATTCAAGCCACCAGCGATGCCCGAGAGTAATGTGTGGGTGGAGATTCTTAGCACGACCAATCTTGAAAGCGTATGTATGGTACAGTACGCTACTGTTACCGCGACACTCTTCTATAACTCAGTTGGATCGTATTCTATTCTTGCTCCGTATTCAGATTACCTGTGGAGTAAGGTAATGGTAGGGGATTTCGTTGTCAGGGTGAACTGGCGCGGGCTATTTAGCTTTGGCGGGAAATGTGAACAGCCTACATACATGAATTCAATTCCAGGAGCCGGTGCAGGCATGGGGAACCTATCCGGTCCATTCATCATGATGTCTGGCGCGGATTACCTCTCGATAATTGCGAACAGAATTGCTTATCCTGATTATACAAAGGCTTGGTCGCAACAGCTGCCTGATAGTGCTGATGTAGTAATCAACATCCCACTTGAAACTGCGATTAAGCATTACGTTAACTACAATGTAGGTCCTGGTGCTCTTGCTAATCGGCAGCACCCATTGCTTGATATAGCTGCTGATCAGCATCGCGGACCTAATGTAAATTATTCAGTTAAGTTCGGTTCGGGTGTTAGCCTTAACCTTCTTGATGTAGTCCGCGCGCTTATTAACCAGGCTAACATAAACATGGGAATTCGGGTTACTCAAAACGGCAATAGGCTTTTGTTTGATGTCTACCTCCCCATTGACAAGAGCGGCACCGCGACGTTCTCGGAGGAACTTGGGAACTTGACGTCGATATCGTTTTCGCTGACGGACCCAACATGTACAGATGCTCTTGTTCAGGGAGCGAGCAAGTTCGTGTCGGCGGTATCATCGACTAACACTCCGTGGAACAAGACGGAGGAATTTGTTGATGACTCGTCCGAGACGGACGTTAACAACCTGAATACGACTGCGAACAATACGTTGTTTAGCGGTGCTTTTGGCCCGAACATGAGCACTACGGCAACTGATACGCCATACACCATCTATGGGCGAGACTATGCTATAGGGGATATTGTTACGGTAGTTGTGCGTCCGGACACTCCACTTATATCTGCCATAACATATACCGATATTGTTTCGAGCGTAGCGCTTACCTGTGATCCAGCACAGACGCCTATCCTTAATGTCGTGCCGGTTATCGGGAATGATACATCTCCAAACGCATCGGATAAGTCATTTACCGGGCAGATAGTTCACAGAATCGTAGATATCGAGAAGAAACTTGCTAGGAGGAATAAGTAATGACTACTCATGACGCTAGGCCAAGCGCTTTCACGAACATCTCAACAACTACTGACTGGGAGAAGTGGTACAACAACGCGGGCATATGGGATGGTATCGATGGTACCAATAGCATGATACCATCAATTGATGTCGCCGGGAGGAACGCAATCATTGGTGCTGGCAACATCATGATCAAGGGGCAGATATGGTGGTGTGATGGCAATGTGCCAACTCCTATCCCGGCTGCCTCGGCAATGGACAGAATTGACTTCCTTGTTGTACGCTACAACCGTAGCGCGGCGACCTCGACAGGCGTCATCCAGCCGGTGATTATTACCGGTACGCCTGCGGCGAATCCGGTTCCACCTCCGCTTCAGCAGTCGACTAGCTCTACCGGCCTCTGGGACATTCCAATCTGTCAATGGACGTCCCATTCAGGTGGCGCCATGGACAACCTCATTGACGTGAGGCAGTTCTCCGGGCATTCCGTTGTTGCGATGACCTCATACGCCAGGCCAGGCCCAACACATCCGCGCCTCGGCCTAGAGTACGACACCGGCTACCTCATGCGCTGGGACGGCACGACCTGGCGCAACATCGGCCCAAAGAACCAGGTGCTTCCGGGCGGTGCGAGCGCTACGACGACATCGTATATTCAAATGCATACGCCGTTCCCTATTCCTGCCAATGACTGCGCTTATGGGCCGGTAACGTACCGGATTGATGCCGGTGGCGGCGGGAAGCAGGCGACCACAACGCCGAGGTCAATGCTCTTCCTGATTGCTGCATTCGGGCTATCATGGGGCGCTAGCGCTGACACCGGGAACATCCCGCCAGGCGCTACCTTCAACTGGCACTACATGTGTGAGCTACTCGTCTCGCCGAACGGTGGCGCTAGCTTCTATGGAAACTTCACGATTAGCCAGGCAATTCAGAATCCTGGCAGCGCTTCAAGTAGGCAGGCAATGTATACCCGAGTGAATCCAGGAGGGGTTCCTGTTTCGACGGCAACGTCTATGGTGCTAGAAGGTGCCTGGGATTCTGTCACAGGCGCTCCCGCATTCACCTGTGCCGGAGCGACGTACGAGAGGATAGCGAACTGATGAAGAGGATCAGAGAGATCAGGGACAAGCGCAAAGGCGAGAAGCTGATCGACAAACTCGATGACAACAATCGCGAGCAGGTAAAGCCGCGCCCGGAACCGGCCAGCGAGCAGCACGAGACCTGGGCGTTCGGTGCGAGGGAAGGGGGAGTGACGTGACACTCCAGCGTGTATGGATTCCCAGCCCGAACTACTCATCACGGGGAGGGTCGGGGGTCCGCCTCATTGTTCTCCACACGGCCGAGGGCTCGACAACGTACGAGAGTCTAGGCAACTACTTCCAGCAGGATGTAGGCGTGTCATCACACGTCGGCATCGACGACAAGCGCGGCAAGGTCGGCGAGTACGTCACGCGCGGGAACAAAGCCTGGACACAGGGCAATGCCAATCCTGTCGCGGTATCTGCCGAGCTATGCGGCTTCGCTTCGTGGTCGACATCGACGTGGCAGAATAGCCACCAGAACATGCTCCAGAACGCGGCCGAATGGGTCGCCGAGGAAGCTGCTAAGTTCGGGCTTCCAATCACCAAGCTAACATCCTCACAGGCGCAGGGGTCCGGGCGCGGAGTATGTCAGCACATCGACCTAGGCTCATGGGGCGGCGGACACGTCGACTGTGGATCAGGGTTCCCAATGGATTATGTCCTTGACCTCGCAAGGGGCGAGGGCACATCTACGCCGCCATCGACGCCGCCCGCCGTAGTACCAGCCTACACAGAAGAGGATTCCGATATGCCCACTCTGCTACCAGGCACGAACCAGCCAGCCGTCGGCATTTCATTCACTGGCGCGGGCGAGTACCTAGCCGTCAACCTGCTCGGTGACGTCGGCACGACCACGGAGAAGGTGACCAAGATCCGCGTCGCGGCCCATCACAAGGGGACTCCGAACTGGCAGGTCACGACCGTGACCCTGAACCCCAGCAATCCCCGCGCGGCCGTCGACTTCCCTGGCGACTGCGACGGAGTGAGCTTCACGCGCCTCGATGACGTGGCCGTCTCGGTCGTTCCCATGCTCAAGCGCAACCCGAAGTACTGACTGATACGGAGGAACAATGAGCGAGCCAGTCATCAAGAAAGAAGCAAAGATATTGCTTCTTGAAGTAGGGGAAGAGGGCACGCAGGAACATGTCGACATGCTCGGCATGTTCCGGGTACAGACGACCCAGACACTTGTGAACCCGGAGGATGCTTTCTTCCTTGTGGATATCGAGGGGTCAATGGATAATGACCACTGGGTATCGTTCGGGAGCATCGGCGAATCCGGCTTCAGGACAGAGAGCGAGCATGCCGTACAGTTCATCAAGGCGACACTAACCTCGGTCGAACCAGGAGCCAAAGTCACCGTCTTCCTTAGCTGGGCGTGATGTACAGCAGGCAACAACTCTGGGACATGGAACTCGCCCAGCTCTACCAGGAGCACGAGACAACTGCTCCTGACCCGGAGATGTGGAGGTGGAGCCCGCTCGAACTGTGGGAGTTTGACAAGATGCTCACAGTTGCGCGGCAAGTGCTAGTGCGTGATACTGGCCTTCGCGTGCTTAAGTTCTGCGAGGCTGGGTGCGGCATAGGCACAAAGCTTTACCTCGCGAAGCACTACCATGGCCTTAATGCTGTGGGGTTCGAGATCTCGCGTGACTACCTGGAGAAAGCTTCATACATGGATGTCGACGCGCGGTACATGGACTTGCGCACGGACTCGCCTGCGTGGGGCGAGTATGACATTGTCTACGTGGCGCGGCCATTCAAAGAGGATGACTACGAGACAGCCTTCGAGAAATCTGTCCGGGAAGGCATGCGTGTTGGCGCGGTACTGATGATGGCCTATGTATCGTCAAAACCGTACACATGGCCATGTTACTACCGGGCGCCATTCCGCGGTGTATGGCAGAAGCCGACTGTGACCGTGCCGCCCATCTATGATGCCATGATCTCCAGGCAAGATCCCTATGACCCGCTCGTGCCAGCGCCCGGCCCGGCCGCCGCATAGGTTCCGCGTCCGACGGCCGGGGAAGGCCCGTTCCGAACCCCTCGCTGCCGGGGCGGGTAGGGGGTAAGAGCGGGGGTTTAGAGCCGGTCCGGTAGGACCTACCGGGGTCGCCGGTCCGGGCCGCCTACGGGGTCTCTCCGCTCGTTTACGGAGCCTCGAATAGACGTTCGATTATCCCCTAGAACCCATAATGGTCGTGGTCATAGCCGGTCGCGCCGTTACGGTGGTGTTGTTCGTAATGGAACTTGCGCCACTCCCGCAGGAACCTCCATGACTGGATTTTTTGACTAAGTTCCGTGAGGCCGCCGAGGTCTGTTGTATGTCTGAGGTTCATATGGCTTCGGAAGATGTTATCATCCATACGGTTAGTGTGTTGGATAGTGTACTTACCTGCCATGGTCGTGATCCATATCCCATTGAAGTCCGAGGCGGTGAAGTGTGTCATGGAAAGCTCGCCAGCAGTCTTCGATGTAGTCCGTGGGGAATGGCCCCGGAACATCAGCGCCGCCGAGCGAGGTATTGTGTCTGACGGTCATGTGTTTCCGGAACGTCTCGCTGTCCATGCGGTCGGCGTTCCGGACGGTAATGAGTTCATCTTCCTGCTCCATAATTCCTCCTAGTTCTCCGTATCAAAAATCCAGATGCGTTCTACAGTTATGGGCGTACCGAATCCGGCGATCCGGTTGCCTAGGATTATGACTACGTCCCGGTTAGGATGTATCATTGCGAGCTGTTTCTGGAGGTTGGGGAACTTCCAGCGGTTTATGCGCGCATAGACTTCTTCATCACTCGTATCGAAGCAGTGGAGGGTAGCTCGCTTCACCAGGTCTGGCCGCTTGATAGTCTTTAGGATTTCCTCCACTTCCTTGCCTGTACGGGATCTCTCGTCTTCCACTATGTCCTTATATTCGACTTTATGGACCATCCCCATATAGACGACGCGCGGACCTTGAATCCATTTCCCTCCGGGCTGGCGCGGCTTAATGTTCATGGCTGCGAGTTTCGCTCCATCATGGGAGGGTGTGGGGGCACATCCCTTCCCTGCGCCCTTGAGGAACCGCCTAACGGCCGCAAGCCGCTTCTCGGTTCGGTAGAGGCCAAATGGGTCTCGCGCTAGCGTCCATTCCTCCATCCGCGCGATGGTCTTGTCGCCTATGCCGGGGATCGCCTTTAGCTCAACCCAGTCATCGAAACCGTAGTCGCCTGCTTGCTCTTCAATACGCTCGGCCGTCTTCTCACCTACCTTCGGGATCTGCTGCCATCCAGCGACGAGCCCGATGTCCTTTACCGGCCTCCAGTTAGCGCGGGAATGTTCCAGGGACGGTGGCTTTACGTCGATCGAATGCGCAAGGGCATCACGCATAAGCCGGAACTGTGAGTCGGCATTGCCTGTTGCCTTCTGTAGTGACGCGGCATAGAATTCTGTGGGGTAATTTGCCTTCAGCCAGGCAGTCCACAGGGCTAGCATCCCGTACGAAATCGAGTGTGCGATGTTGAAGCTGTAGGTTCCGGATGTCACCAATCGCTTCCATATCTTGTCCGCTAGCTGCTCATCAATTCCGTGGAGGGTTTTGGCCCCGTCGGCGAACTGCCGGTATGACATCTGGAATGCGGCTTCGCCCATTTTCTTCGAGATGATACGCCTGATCTGGCTTACCGAGAACCAGTCGAAGCCTCCCACTTCCTTCAAGATCCGAAGGATCTGTTCCTGGTAGATAATCTGCCCGTACGTTTCCGTGGTGACTTCGTCCACGAGTGGATGGAGGCTTTCAGCTTTCTTCCTTCCATGCCGTACGTCCACGTATGCGGCAGTCTGTCCCGAAAATAGTGGTCCAGGACGCGATAGCGCATTGATGTCTGCGATATGCATGAAGTGATCTGGATGGACGTCTCGGTTGACGAGGCGTGTAGCTCTACCTTCAAACTGAAATACTCCAATGACATCTCCGGTACGGAATACCTCGATCGCCCTATGGTCATCGTCGGGAATCGCATAGAGATCCTCCAGGGTTATGTTTGCGAGACGGAGACACCGGGCTATCATGCCCATAGTGCTTAGGCCGAGGAAGTCAAGCTTGAGTGCGCCCGCGTACTCGACATCGTACTTGTCGATGCTCATGACCTTGACGCCGTCGCGCTCATATATAGCGCATATGTCGGTGAGTGGGCTATTCGCGATAACGAGCCCGGCCGCGTGGACAGACATCCCGCGCACATCACCTTCGAGGCGACAGGATTTGTTTATGTCAGGGTACTCGTCGCGGATTTTCTGCGCCTCCGGGAATAGGTCAAATGTGTCTTCTAGTGTCGAGCTAAACCGGGAATCGCCACCCGACCGCTCTATGAGAAGGTTGGCTACGGCTTCCCGTGCGTAGAGAGGGATGTTGTAGACGTTCGTAACATCCATGAGGGAATTCTTGCCGCGGTACCTCACGAAGTTGCCTATGTGGCCGACACGATCCGCGCCATACTTGTTCTCAAGATACTCCCACACGCGCCAGCGATCCTCATCGCTTACATCTACGTCGATGTCTGGGGGATCGGGGCGGGTAATGTCTAGGAATCGCTCGAAGAGCATCCCTTTGTATTTGTGCGGCGGCACTTCCGTAATCCGGAGTAGATAGGCTACAACACTGGCGGCTGTGCTGCCACGTCCCGGTCCAAATGGAATGCCGTGATCTTTGCCCCATCTGATGGTGTCGCTAGTGAAGCAAAAGAAGTCGGCGAGTCCGCGCTTCAGGATGAGGTCCATTTCGTACATGATACGCTCGGCGTACCAGTCCTGGTCCTGGCGCGGAAGAGACCCTATGTGGCGGTACTGCCATCCATATCGGACCCACTGCCACAAGAGTTCGGCGGCTTCTGTTCGGCTTCCTTCTGATTCCTTCTCCATATCGCTACCCCGCAATCTCCTGACCTACAGTCATCACACAGTAGGTCTTCCTGAGTTGCTACGTTCGGACACATAGTCGGCGGCCATGACGGGCACTGACAGAAAATTTGTTCCGTCATCGGCGTACCTTCATCCAGATTGGTGTCGTTAGGTGGACTAGTTCGATGAGGATTGTGTTGAGCATATTCCAGGCTAGGAGTAGCCAGAACCACCAGGGCATATTAACTCCAGGGCTTCCAGTCGTCGTCGGATATTGGATACACTAGGCGTTCTGCTTTTGGAAGGGTTACGTTACATTGTTCCGTGATGTAGGCTGAGTTCAGGATAGCCTCCCAGGCGGCGTTCCGCGAGAGACCAGTCTTCATTAGGCGCTCGCCTAGCTCGCGGTCGGACTCTGGAAGGCACATTTTGACGCCGTAATTCCACGACCGCATCGTGTCGTCTATGGACTGATTCTTTCGGTGTACTGCGTGGAGTATAGCCTGCATCTCAGCATCCTCGGGTCGGGGATAGTGGACGTCACAGGTTGCGACAAGTGGAACTCCAGTTTCCCTACTGAGGCGTTCATAGGCGGGGTTGATCCTACAGGTTTTCTCAAGTTCCCAGAAGGGCTGGACTTCAAGAAAGTAACGGGCCCCAAATAGCCCGTGAAAACGGCTGATGACGCGTCGGGCGTCATCCCATCCATATCCATCCTTGGACGTGGGAGATGGGATGCCCTTGCCTCCGACGAGAGCGCAAGCGACCATCGATCCAGTACATCCAGAAAGCGCGTACAGATCTCCAGAATTGCGTTGAAGATTTTCTCCAGAGACCGTTTGATGATAGTGAAAATCTCGGTAAGACTGGGTGATGATTTCATTGAGATTTTGATATCCATGGAGGCTCCCGGCTAGTACTGTGAGATGATACTTCCACTGACTTCTATTCTCGTCAACTGGACCTGTATATAGTTCACATCCAAATATAGGCTTAATGCCAACTTTAGTGGCAGTTTGCTCAAGCTGGAAAAATGAACTTACGTTTCCATGTTCAGTTAGCGCCATAGCCGAGTAGCCTAGTTCGGCTGCTCGTTTAACATGAACTTCTGGTAGCTTATGCCCGTCGCCGAATGAAAACGTGCTGTGGTGATGCAGACTAACATACCTGATTTTCTTGTCCATCGCCCATTCACCTGTGGATGTTGTTTTATATCGTACCGGTAATGACATTTGCGACACATAGGCCGATACCCGTATATATCTAGGGGATCAGCTCCATGAACTTGCGCCCAAGTTTCGGCGTTTCTTACTTGGCATACTACGCATTCATATTCAGTTACCTTTCCACGAGCGTTTTCCACTCTTACGTGTCTTTGCGGTCTTTGAGGGTAAGCTACGTTATAGTGTCTTCCGCATTCACATCCGGGTTTACATTTTTGATTTCCGTTGTGCTTACCGCATCGACAATCAGGAGGACATGATTGGACTCCGTATCTCTTGTATCGGCCCATGGCGCCTCCCTCCCTTCGATTCGTGCTGTGGTGTAAGTGATGAAGAGAAACGTTATCAGGCATCACCTTCTTCTCTTCTCTTGTTCATTCCCTTTCCCATTAGGCGCCATTCCCTCGGGAACGCGCCGCCGGGGGTTGGCTGCCTTTTAGTCCACCCTTCCTTATTGAACGGTGTCGAGCATTGGATATCGGCCCATGCGCCGTCAGAGGCTACGCGCAGGACTTCTATCCTCATGCCCTTCCAGTAATACTTCTGGCCCTTTTTGATTGGCATTCGCCTCGCCTTTCTCTCCCCTCTATTATACCCTACCCGCCCGCGCATCCGCGCTGGAATTTTTTAGTGCTGGGGTCCCACTGGTACCAGCAGACTAGTTTGTCGAGTGGCATGGGGTCCATGCTTTCCTCGAATCCGGTCGGACGATGACAGTGCTGGCACGTGCCGCCGTCGACGACTTCATCCAGAAGCCGGAATATCGCTCGGAGCGGATTCATTGCTGCACCGACTTCCCAGGTGCCCTTCCAGCACGCGGACGCCATCCATATGACCGGAGGGGCTTCCTCTTCGCAGTACTGGATTCTGAACTCTTCTGCGCCAGTGCGTCCTATGAGGTCAACAGCCGCGATGTACCGGGGGTCATCCATTACGTCTCGTTTTGATGGCATTTTACCCCGGCTCCCCTAGCTCGCCCCACTTATGGCCTTTGTTCCTGAGACGCCAGTAGAACCCGGCGAAGTTGATGATGTCGATAGCGGAGTCCCCGTCGAAGTCATTGTGGCGCCATGAGCGGAACTTGATGCGTCCGGCTTTGTTCAGGATGTCGTGGACGAGTCCCTTCCATCCTTTTGATGCCCAGGTAGCG